TTTGATAGTTCTGATATGTTGCAAAACCTGCGGGGTTAGCGTTTAAGCTGGTATTGATGTCAATTCGGCTCAAATAGAATGTATATCCTGCGGGAACTGTGTAAATGCCCATCAAAGTACGACCATTACCTGCTGCAATCTCTGCGTACAGCGTTGTATCTGATGTGTCTTTTAGCGTAATGTTACCAGTAGGAGCGCCACTAGCAACTGCCATACTATTGATACGGAAATAAGACTTAACCGTAGTTACAGCCGTTGTACCATTAAGCTTTATATTTTCAGAAATTTGGTTGTAGTTTGCGTCTAAACCATTGATAGTTATCAACGAAGTTGCATCAGCGCCCGTGTTAACAGAACTGACAAGGTGCATTTGAATAGCAGATGACGGGAAAGTATAGGAGCTATTGCCTTCCCATACAGGTACAAATGATGTGCCTACTGATGCTTGATAACCATAAATGTTTAAAACACTATGCCCATAAACTTGACCGCGAGCCACTTGCAAATCAAATGGCTCATATTTGCCCATACGGGTCATTGACGATAACACTGCATTTGCCATGAATAATCTCCTTAAAGTTTAAAGATGGGGGCCGAAGCCCCTAGAGATTAGTCAAAGTTACCGTATGGGTAAGTTGTGCTATTACCAATGTTCATGTCATTTTGGTTGTAACGAATTGTTACTTCAATCTGACCTGATGTTGGAGTTGTCAAACTTGTATTAGTAATCTTCAGTGTAACAACAACTTGAGAGAACCATGATGGCTGCTGACCAACCAATGGGTTCTGAAAGTCTTGCAATGTAGCATTGCTGTTTGTTAACTGTGATCCAACGTATGTTGCTGTGCCGCGAGTAGCAGAAGTAATCGCAGCCATAGTTGCATATACGCCTGTGCTTGTAGCAAAGTTATTAGAAACATAAGGTTGGATAGAGTTAGCTGTTACGCTTCCGTCTGTAGGCAATGTGCCAACGTCAACGATCACATCAGTGATGTTGCAAGAATAGGGTAGATAAAACACTACGCCACGATAAATCGTTCCAGATGTATCTGCTGTAGGAGCAGATGCAGTAGTTGGGCCGCTATTGCTGAAAGCACCAGATTGTGGAGTGTAGATCGTAGCAATGCTATTGGGAATATTGTTTGAAGAAACAAATACTCCAGAGCCGCCGCCGTAGTTAGCTGTATTAGCAGCTGTTACAGAAAAATCTAAAAGAGCTGTTTGAACCAGGTCTGTGTAGCCAACGTCACGTTGTGGGCCAAAACGGTTATCGCCAGATAGAATCGGGCCTTCAAAGGTACTGCGTCCCATTATAAGTTTCCTTATGCAAAAGTTACCTTGTTAATCGTTGCATCGTGACCCCTGGGCGGGCTGGCAACAAGGTTGAATTCCCAGATGCTCAGATAATACACGAAATCAAAAATTAATCAAGAAGTTTGTTTGACTTTTTAAGATTTTCTTCCTGCGTAATGACTCTTAAATTCCACGGCACATGGAGGCCGCAAACGTCCGGCGAGATCAATGGAATGATGTGATCCACCACATATCTTTCGCCAGTAATCTTAGTTAACTTCTGGGCCTGTAAATACATCTCACGCATAGCCAGCTTTTGCTCTGCCGTGATCCAAGCCGGAGTAGCATTTCTATGCCGCCTTTTACGAACGCTGGTGAGTGCTTTGTAATATTCTGGATTGTTGGCTTTGTGTTTTATTTTGTATTGGTTAACTTCTTCTTTAGGTCTAGCATTAGCCCTAGCCTTTACCGCTTCTTTATTCTTTTCATAGTACCTGCGACCAGCTTCTTTTGCCGCCTCAGACTTTGGCTTTTCTTTTCTTTTCTCATTATCAATCTTCCAGTCTTCCTTCATGCATTCAATGCAAGTGCCTTTAGTTTTGCGTAGTGCTATATGACCACGACTGCATGGCTGCCCAGTAAAGTAATGAGTAGCACCCTTTTTCTTTGCTTCCGATCTGTTATTTGGATATTCCATATCAACTCCTGTTATACGATACTGGAAATTATAACACAAAGAAAAAGGGGCCGAAGCCCCTTTGAAAATATTAATTTCTTTAATGAAATCAATAAGTTCCGTAAATACCGAGAGGATCAGACCACCCGAATGAATAACGCTCTCTACTCTTGTAGCGAACGTTCCCTGTATCAAAATCTCCGTCCATTGAATTTTGCAGGGGTGTACGCTCGAAGTGTTTCATACCGTTAGGTACATCGGTTAACAAGAACCAAGCATTAGGCGCTGTCAAGAAGTGATTGATTGTGTATCCTTCTGGGATAGAACCATTGTTCTCGATAGCGTTAATGTCGTTGTTAGTTGTACCAACGCGCAGTTTAGTTTCGAGCAAACGGGTTGCAACGAACTGTAGTGCTGGAGGAACAATCAACTTTCTTGGCTTAGCAGCGATCAAAAGTCCGCGCTCGTCTGTCCATGCAGCGATTTGAATAACGGCATTCTCAAGAGAAGTCTCGTTCAAATCGGCAGGAGTAGCTGGGCTGTTGGAGTTTGTACCACCATTAACCAATGGGTGTGAGTTGCTGAACAAAGAAACGCCGTCACCACCAACATAAGCAGAGTTGAAGCCGTTGTTTAATACGGCAGCAGCTTTAACTTGTTTGGTGTAAGCCATTGCGCGAGCCAGACCCTTGGTGTAGCGAGCAGACAAGCTGTCGTACAAGTTATCCTCAATCGCCTCTTCAGTGATTGAGAATCCAAGAGCAATAGTCTCGTGGTTATAGCGAGTTGTCCATGCCTCTTGTGCATTGTCATAAGCGATGGCAGAGCCTTCGTTTTTGACTGGTGCAGCAGAGAAACCGGATAACTTGGTCTCTTCTTCAAAGCTACGCTCAGATGTCTCTGTTTCGTAGATCTCTTTGTGCTCTTCGCCGTAGCGAGCATATTCAAGTCCAAACAATGCGTTCAGTCCAGGGAGCAACTCTTTCAATAGTTGTGCGCGTGAAATAGCCATTTATGTTACTCCTTAAACTGTAACTGGGTAGTAGTAACCATGTGCGCCGAAGTTAAACTTAACGAGTAACTCTGGGTATTGGTTAAATACTAAGGTTGAAGATGCGACCATTGCTGGGCTTGGTGCTGCGTTCACTGTTAGTGATGTTGCTCCAGCAGAAGCTGCTGCGGCAATAAAGCTACCAGATGAAATGTACTGACCGTTAGCAGCAAGAGTTCCAAGATCAGTACCAACTGGCAATGCGTTTGGAATTGCAGCGCAGGTAATGGTCGTAGAAGAAATGCTGGTATAGGTAGTAGTACCTAGTGACACAACAGTATCAGGAACAACGTTCAAGACACGCATTGGTACAGCAGCTGTGGTTGTCAATGATGTTGGAGATGTAACACCGATGTATGAATCACCTGTGTTAACGTTTCCTACACCAGCCGCCCATGAGCGGTTAATACCAACATCTTGACCAACTAAAGCAAAAGAACCAGAAGCAAGAGTTCCAGCAGATGCCAAAGCAACTACTTTGAAAACTTGATCAGGATCATCAGCAACGATAGCCTGTGCATCACCAGCTAAAGTGTTAGCGGGCCAGTATTGGCTGTAACGCTTTTGCTTGGTTGTTGGGTCTGTATAAGAACAGCCAAGGAAGATACCAACGATGTTGTCTGTTGGTGCGTCTGTACCCCATGTGCTTACACCAGTACTTGTGGTAATGGTAGATTGCACAACAAAGCCACGAACCAATTTAACGATATCGCCGTAGTACAAGTTTGTACCGTAGTTGTATTGGATAGGTAGGTTACGAGTAGAACCCGCAAATACCTGTCCACCGATCAGATTGACCGGCTTGAACCCGTATGGGGCCGAGACAGTTGGATATGCCATTTAAGGACTCCTAAAATTAAGATTTACCGAATGTCACCTCGGAACGTCTGTCTTTAAACAGAGGCATCCTTGGATCACTATTACGCATGAAACTGTTATCTACTGATTCCATCTGAGCCTGGTTCTGCTTAGCGTAGTAATCTGACGCTTGCTTAACAAACTCGGCTGGAATTCTGCATAACAACAGTCCACCTACTTCAATGCCACCTTTAAATCGACCGTCATTAACTTCGTGCATCATCAGCTCAGGATACTCTTCCGCTTTGCAAGGCTCATAACCTTCGCGCAAACGCATAGAAATATTCTTAGGATCAGCGCTTCCGACCATGCTAATGCGAATGTATCTGTGCTCCCATCCAGGACGGGCATCAGGCATTGGCAACTGTTCTGGAGGTCTCCAGGCATCCGGTCTTTGTGCTACTGCACGAGTTTCAACTTCTCTAGGTTTACGATTTTGTTCTGACATGATTAAGCTCCTGATCTTTGTTTAGCAACCTGACGGGCATAGTCCTCTAATGAGACACCAAGCCTTTTGGCGATGTTTACCTGACTTGTAGTAAGTACGATTTTTTTAGACGCTGTACTCCTAGACGCAGGTGCAACTACCGACTTCTTGGGTGGAGGAGATGCATCCACTTCAGTATCGCTTTCAAAAGCATCTGGGAACCTAGTACGCATTTCGGAATCAATTCTTCGGTAGTACTCTTCGCTCGATGGATTTAATCGCTCATCTTGCGTGAGTTCCTCGTGTATGGCAAGCGCATAACTGGTCATGCGCCGATTTTGCCCGAACCAAGGATTCTTATCTTTCCAGGCCTCCGCCTTTCGGTCTAGCTGCGCTGGTTGCGTTACCTGCGTTTGTACCTCATTTCTTTCCTCTTGTAAAGGGGCTGGCTTAAAATTATGTAACTCTCTTGCCTTAATTGTTACGGCAGTTAGTTCACTTTGTGCTTCAGCTAAAGCATCAGAATCACCCATTTCATAAGCAGCTTTGTACTTATTCTTGGCAGATTGAAGCTCGTTTTCAACCACTTTCTTAGCTTGTTCCAGCAAAGCGGTTTGCCCTTGATTCAGGGAACCTTTGAGTTTCTTGTTCTCTTCCACTACGGTTTGAGCAAGCCTTAAAGCTTCCTCGCGCTCACGGTAAGCCGCTTCTTTAGCTCGGCGTTCATCGTGATATCCCTTGGTGAAATGTTTAATCCGTTTCTTTACGGAGTCGTTGTAGGTCTCCAACTCATCATCGGAAAACTCTTTTGGTGGTTCGTCAGCCGGCTTGCGACCGCGGTCTGGCTCAGGAGTATCGTCAACGATCTCAAGCTCAGGCGTTTCTTCCACTTCAATCTTCTCTTCCACTTCGTCTGGGAATTTAAATTCTCTTTGTTCAGTTGCCATGTTGTTTCCTTATGCTGCTCGTTGAATGCCGCGGGGATCAAGCACAACGGCTTCAACCTGATCGTCTTTGATCAAGCGGAATTCTTTGCCGTGGATTTTGATTCGAGTGCCAGAGTTGGGACGGACAATAACAAAGTCACCTTCCTTGCACGATGGCCCGGACGGGAATCTTGATTTGTCTTGATAGCAATCTGGGCCAAGCTTAATTACAAATAGTACTGGGGTCAGCACCTCTTCGTAATTCATCGTTGTACCAGCTTTGATTAAACCGCTTTCGTACTCTTCATCTACTTCGGGTAAAACCGTCAGTATGTGATAAGTTTGCGGCGTGGGAAGTTGCGTTGCCTTATCTTCGGCTTTCTTATTAAGAATTCCAGATAAGTCTACAGCTTGAACATTGAAGTCCATAGTTCTCCTTCGCAGGGGGCTACAAAAAAGCTTACCGATGCACCCCCGCCACATCGGTTCGCCGGGTTATTCGTTGTCTTCGTCTTCCTTGAAACGCTGCATCATGGTGTCTATCTCTCCTTTGCAAAGGGACAATCCCTTGAAGACACCACACATTTCAGAATACTCGGCATAGTCCCTGGCGCTTTTGCCGGACAATGCAATTGCATATTGATCTTCAATCTGTTTGATCTTTACCAATAGATGTTCAAGTATTTTCTGTTCCATCATTCATCCTTTTTAGGCTCTTGCTTTTTAACATTCTGAGCCTTGGCCTGTTGCTCAGCTTGCCTTTCGCGGATCTCGTTCATCTTCTTAGCCGTTTGTTCAGCCAATGTCATACGCTGCATTTCTTGGGCTTCTCTAATCCTAGCCATCTGCTGATCTTGATTCATTTTCTGTGCGTGTTGCTCTTGCAGCATCTGTAAATCAAGCGCGTGTTGTTGCTGGTTGTGCATCAAATTTTGCTGAGCCTCTGCGATCTTTTTCTGCTCTTCAATCGCGGGATTTGGCCCTGCTTTTTGTTGAGCTTGTTGAGCTTTGATCTGCAACTCTTGTTGCTTAATAGCCAGGTCTCCATCGACTTTCTTAGCCTTGGTTTGCGCTTCCATCTGGGCAATTTGCAACTCAGCTTGCTGCATTTGGACAAGCGGATCTTGAGCTTGCTGCTGGGCTTGCTGTTGCGCGGCTTGACCTTTGCTCTGTTGTAGAACTTGCTGAGCAGCTTGTGCTGTGAGCTGAGAGATTTGAACTTCAAGCTCTTGTGGCATATCCTCATCTGGAGCGGGTAGCGTAGCACCCAGTTGCTGCTGGATCTTATTCCTATACTGGAATGCCAAGTGCTCAGAGATATGAGCCATGATGGCTGCGCCCATCTGTTGACCCATAGGGCTTTGACCAATCTGCGCCTGGAGCAGCGGGTCTTGCATCATTGCCTGGTGAACCGCGATATGTGCATCGTGATCTTGATACATAAACGCCTTGGTTGGTTTTCCTTTTAAGAAAGCCATGTTCTCTGATATTGGATCTCTTGGTTTTTGATCGTCTTCAGTTGGAACAATATCTTCGGCGTTGGGTATACCAATCACATCAAGCATTTGCCTGTGTAACTTGGGAAGATTGTAGATTTGGGGCGCTTGCTGGGCCATCTGCATTGCAGCTTGGTACTGCATGAGCCTTTGCGCCATCGTAGAACTGTTGGGATCACTGACCGGTATAACCTCAACCATGTCGTAATCACTTTGCTTTGCGCTTTTATCTGCTTTCTCAGGGTTGTATTCATAATCCCTGGGAGCAAAGTCGCGAATCATTGGCTTGAGCAGTTTGAATTCCTGCTTCATAGAGTAATGAACCCTAGCCTGTACCGCGCTCATTGTCTTAAGCTGTCTTTCAAGCAGAGCAAGCGTAGTTCCGACCGGCGCATTAGCGGACATATCGCTAATGTTCATGTCAGATATAGCGCCAAGCTTTCTTGCCTCGTCAGTAATAGAAGCAAGCAACGCACTAAGTACGGAACTTGGCTCTTTATAAGGCAAGGTCATTATGTTGTCTTTGATTGATCCGCCAGGAACGTCAACATCCCTAAATTCGCCCGGTGCAATTGGGGTATCGTCCCCTTTTACGCGCAATCCGCGAGCTTTTAGACCGCCGGGTAGGTTAGCCAGTGATCCAGCATCCACCAATTGGCGAATAATCATCGTACCTGCGCGGGCATAACCCCCAATCAGGTGAATAAGACCAAATCCATAGGCTCCAAAGCCAGGAATATAGGTATATTGAACAAAATGTTGCCTTTTAAGGTACTTTTTATCGCCTTCTTCCCAGTTTCTGCGGATAGAAAGTACTTTTCTTGACCCTCTTTCAATCGTAATAACGTATGGCCTAGCGATTTCATCGTCATCTTCATCGCCTGGCAGCACATAATCAACGTGGATTTCAGCCAAATGGTATCTATCGTCATCCGTAATTGAGTATCCAGACTCGTCAGCCTTCTTTTTCTCAATATCGGTTGGGATATGCATGGGTTCACCCAACTCAACATCCCTATAAAAGCCACTTACTTGTAATTTTTTGATTTCGTTTTTGGTCTTACGCATCAAATGTGTAACGCGCTCGCAGTGCATAACACCGCTAGACCCATATGGCATAATCAAATCTTCTGCGCCAACATACATAGCGACTGGTCTGCCAAGATTTTGATCTGGATAAAGCTTTTTAAACGCCGATCCAATAAGGCCAAGATTAAGCAATAGACGCTCATGCTCTGGACGATACTCTGGCATCTTCTCTACCAGGTAATAGTTCATGTGATTCTGAACTCTTTGCGATGCTTCCATCTTGAGGCGGTCTATCGCCCCCATGATTTCAGTCTTTACCGGGCCAGCCGCAGGAAACGTTTCAGTAATCGTTTCTGCTTGGAAGCGAATCCCAGCTTCTGTAAGCACCGTGCTGAAAACACCACAAGCTCCGTTCCAAGGTTCCGTTCTTTCTTCATATCTCATCCCCAATACTTCAAGACCTTTGACATATGTTTCAGCCCAGTCCTTACGGGAATGAACGTCCGCATCCACTTCTTCCATCAACTTTTGCGCCAAAGATTGAAGCTGGCCTTCATCCATATCTTCAGCCAAGTTAGCATAAAAATCTTCTGAGCTTTCTTTCTCTTCTTTAGGATCTAAGTCAATTTCAATCCCGCCAATGCCAACGTGCATAGCCTCTGGGTTTTCAACTTCGATCTCTATATCTGGCTCAACCGTATTGAGTTGTGGAACGTTTGAATACAATGCTTTATCTAACATATTAAATCCTTTTAGCTGTGCTGCCTTCTAATTTATAACTGTCTATTTGCTCAAAATTTACTTCTGGCATAGCCAATCTCATCCGAATTCTGTGAAGCCAATAAGATTTTTCTACATACCTGTAACTGTTAGTATCAAAATCAAATTGAACGCCTTCTGGTATTTCTAAATCATCTGCCTTTATGTCGTTATAAGATCTATCTTCTAATTCCTCAGAAGTTAAATATGTATCCCCCCAGTTTTGGATATAGTCAGATTTAAATTGTGGCTTAACTCTCCACACAATTTGCTTTCTATCTCCCTCATCTAAATTTTTAAGCCCTTCGTAAAAATGTTTTGCCAACATTGCTTCGGCTTCTTTAGCTGTATATCCTTCGACCGCATAAGCCAAAGTATCGTATGAAATTCTAATTATCTGATGATCTCCGGCCGGATCCAAAGCTTTCATAGAAGCGTCTGTGAAAAACTTATTTGCATCATGTTTTTGCAATTCCATGAATGCTGATGGCTCGCCCATGACGCAATAAAATTTTGATTCCATCCATTCGGTCAAACTTCTTGCACAAGTAGGGCCACTCCAGCCAGTGCCAGAATAAGCAACCGGCGCAGCCAGTGTAATTGCGCCCGCACCAATCGCCTGTAAAAAACTTCTACGCTTCATACCCACTCCTAGTAATATGCTTTACGTCTACGCCAGTACTGAGGTTCTTCTTCCTCGTCACTGGGCAATCTTAAAAACCCACCCTGCCTAAATCTAATCAACGCCTGGCTTGAGCTATCCACATAGTCATCATGTTCCGCGTTAGGGAACCTGGCCATCTCTTCAATTAAATCATCCGCCCACCGTTTATCAGGTGCCCACACCTTTCCTGAATTAAACAAATCGGCCACGCTATTAAGACGTACAAATTTGTCATTTCCACGAGTAGGAGTGTACTCGCTAACCGGTATTCCCATCTGTCTTAATTCAAACACAAGCGGCGCACCAGCTGCCTTAGCTTCAACAATAAACGCATCGGGCTGCCATTCTTTATATCCTTCAAGCGCAGCTTTCTTCAAAGCAGGAAATTCCAGCTTATCTCTATACGCATCAAGGAGAATAATATGCTTATCGGTTGGATCCTCATTAAGTGAGAAAACACCCCAGGTCGTACAAGCCGAATAGTCAGCGCGTTCCGATTTTGTAAATGCGGTATCCCAGCTCTGAATAATAAAATCACAAGGCGGCGGCATCTCACTCTTCCACCGTCTCCACGATTCCCTCTTAATAATTGCGCCCTCTTCACCAGTCGGCTGCTGTTGGTACTGGGCGTTCCACTTATAAACCCCGATCTCTTCTTTAACCGCCATCAATTCTTTGAGCGGCCAAAACTCAGGCCATAGCGGATTCCCACTTGGCATAATCGCGGGTAACTCAATAACTTCCCAGTCCTCGCCGGAGGCGTTACGCAAAATTTTTCCCGTTAAGTCCTTATCCGACCACCGGGTCATCACGATCACAATCCTACCCCCAGGTTGTAAACGTTGACGCGGGCCAGACGTATACCATTCAAACACAGAGTCAAAAACTGTAGGATCTCCCTGCGCGAGTCTTGCCTCCTGCTCAGAATGCGGGTCATCAATAATCATTAAGTCCGCGCCCTTACCCGTCATCGTACCGCCCACACCAATCGCTATATATTCACCCTGAGCATTGGTATTCCACTTACCAGCGGCCTTACTATCAGCAGCCAAAGCAATACCAGGAAAGATAGAATCGTACTGCTCGCTATCCACCAAATTACGAACCTTTCTACCAAATCCAACAGCCAAATCGGCAGTGTTACTCGACTGGATAACTTTTTTATCAGGATAGTTACCCAGGAACCAACTAGGCAAAAGGTAAGATGCGAACTCAGACTTAGTATGCCGAGGAGCCATATTGATAATAAGACGCTTAAGATTTCCATGTACAACCTCTTCAAACTTTTTAGCCATCACAGCGTGGTGTCTACCGTGCACAAAACCCGGCCACATAAATTTCACATACTCAAGGAAATTTGCCTGACACTTCTCCCTCGTCAACGCTTCCTTATATTGCGCCATCTGAGCCAAGAATTTCTCCTGCTCATTCACCGGCAACTTAGCCAATAAATCTTCAATCTGGGACATCAAGTTTCCTAAAATTTATATACACCGGCCGAACACTTCTCTCCATCCCCCGCATTTTCTTCAACACGCCAAGCTTAATAAGCCGCTCAATTATTTCATGCGTACTCCCCAAACTCCTACTTCCACGGTACTCCATCACCTCTCTCACAGTCGGCCCATATCCCCTCTTCTTCCAATACTCATCAATGAATATAAATACGTTTGCTTGATTTTTTGTCATCTTAAGTTCTAAACACTGTTCATAATTTAGATCACTTCGTTTACTTATCATCTTAGGATTTAATACTTTTGGATAGTCGCACACCAAACGTTTGGCATGACCCCCCACGAAAGTATTAGATTTGGGCATCGTTTTGCTTTTAACGAATGATAAATTATTACTGTTCATTCAAAATTTTTTATATATTTTTTTTGGTTTATGTTTTGAGATTAAGGGGATCATCCGTTTTTTCTGGGGGGTGGGTGTGTGGAATGCTTTTTTCTTGTGACAGGGTGTGTGGAATAGTATGCTGGAGTACATGGGACTCCGCGCGGTCAAAAGTGGGGGGTGGGGCGGGGTGGGTCTCGCCGGCTGCTGAATTCTCCGCGCCCTGGTTGTCTGGTTCGTTACTTTCCGGGTGCTCGGTTGATTGTGGCTGCAACTCAGTGAGCAGCGACTCTACATCCTTGGTTGTTACGTCCTCCGCTTGTGCATTCATTAGCGCTTGTATCTCCGCCAGTATTTTGCCGCGTATGTTTTCACTGGAGTGAATGACCTTCGACTCCGTGCGGTGCGTGAACAATGATACCTCCGTCATTGTGCCGATTGTCTTACTCGCTTGTAGCTTGATCGCCGGGGATGTATCAGGATTTAGCAGCAGTTCTACCATGGTTTGAACACTTAAAGCCCGCAAAGATTCAGAGTCGTAATATTTCAAAGCCTCCTTTGATGCTTCTATGGCATTTATTGCAGATTGGATATTATCTTGAGCCTTCAATTTACTTGCTTTCACTGATACGGTTCTTGGGTTTCCCTTGCTCTTATATGCTCTGCGGTATGCTTCCGAACCCGTGCATTCTCCTATCGTAATCTCCTCAACAAATCTTTTTTGCTTATGTGTAAGACCTTTAGTAGCAATTAGAGGGTTGATAATCTTTTGTTCGCTTAGGTGTTCTTTTACAGTTGATCGACTCATTTAAGACTGCTCCGCTTCGCTGATAACAAGCCCGAAGTGTACCGGAACACTGCACGAAAAGCAAACGCCGTGCCAGTGAATATTGCAAGGGCTAATAATCCATGCAATAGGTTTTACCTATCAACTCCCGATTC